GCTAATATTGCGTCAGCTTCTAATTCTAATATTTCTATGTCACTAGCAGCTTCTTCAATAGGCTTGTACTCAGAATATATTTTTTCTCTATGAGGGTGATATAAAGATAATAATTTTTGTAATGATTGCTTTTCTTTAGGTACAAATAATGTTCCGTCTTGAAAAACAATATGCTCTAAAGTTGCTTGTCCTTTTTGTTCATCAACAAATGGACTATTCTGGTTAGATGCATATCTTAATTCTCTTTGCATACCTTTTTCTTCATCAAACCATAATAATGGAAATCTTCCTGTATGCTTAGATGCCAATGTGTAAGTTAATGGCGATCTATCATTTGTCAAATAATAGTTTCTATCTTTTATTTTCCAAGTATTTTTTACTTCTTTTTCTTTTGTTTTCATAATATAATATAATATAATAATTAATAAAGACCCCGCCGAAGCGGGATCTTATTATTTTGTTATTAGCCTAATGTTGAACTAGCTAAGGTATTTGAAAGACTTACGTCTATCATACCTGAACCACCACCAATTAAACCAACAGCTTCATTAACAGCTTGAACATCTGCCTGAGTAAAGCCTCCTCCAGTACTTCCACTACTAGTAGAAGTAAGCTCAAGTAAGTCAGTACCAGTAGAAGCTCCAATATAAGTAATTCTAATAGTTGCTGAGTTTCCAGAACCATTTAATTTAATCATACCTACATTTTCTGCACATACTACATCAAATGCAGTACCTACTTTTTTTACTTTTACGTATCCCATAATTTCTATTCTTTTAAATGTTAATAATTAAGATGTAAACAATACGAAATTGTTAGCAGCTTGTGTTACTAAACATCTTTCAGATAGATAGTGTACTTCCATAGCATCAAGAGAAGAAGTGTAAGCACCACCGACAGAACCAGTGATCCATGACTTCATTCTTCTATCATCAGTTTCAGAAGCTCTATATCTTACGTGTAAGAAAGGACGTCTGATGTTTGATCCTAACATTTGATCATAAACTGTAGAAGTTCCAGCAGGAATTAATACACCTTTGATATTGTCAACCATACCTCTAGTAGAAGCATCGTTTAAATATTTCCAGTCAGTTTTATAGAAGTCATAAGAACCTCTTCTAAAACCAGAAAAACCAAAGTTAAGAGCCATTTCTGATTCGTTATCAAATAAACCATAAGATGCAGCAGCAGTAGAAGCAAAACCTCCACCAGCTTGAGCAGCAATCATATCATCAAAATCAAGAGCAGTAGCTCTGTCTAAGAATAACATATTTTCTTCAATAGCTCCTTGTAAGTCTAATTGAGCTAATATAGCATCAAAATCTCCTAATGCACCAGCTCCAGGAGCAGCAGCACCAGCAAATCCAGAATATACATTACCTCTAGCATTTAAAGCAGCAAACATACCTTGCGTACCTTTTCCAGAAGAAGCTAATCCATGATCAGCAACACCAGAACCAGCAGCAGCAAGTTCACCTTCAACCATAGCCATTTCAAGATAATCTTCATATCTTAATCTAGTTTCTGATTCAGCTTTCATATACCATAAGTATCCAGAAGTACCATCTTCAGTAGCTACTTCAATCCAACCGATTTGAGCAGTGTCAGATCCGTTAACGAAATACTCATCTTTAATGATGCTAGGTCTGTTGTTATATTGAGTAACTTGTGGAGTTACAGAACCAATCATTCCTTCAGTTCCTTTAGCAAAATCAGATCCGTATACAAATACTTTTAATCCTGTATCAGCTAAACCTTGGAAATCAGCAGCAGTATAAGCAACAGCTTTAAAAGTAAACGTACCAGGAGCAGGAGTAGCATCGTTAGATGCTTCAATTACTAAACCTTTTAACGTACTTCCAGAAGCTGGATCAAATACAACAATAGTTTGATTAATTCTTACAACTACTTCATTTGGAGCAGCACCAAGAGGAGCTTGAACCGTAAAAGTAGCGTCAACGCCAGCGTTGTCAGTTTTAGATACATTATCATAACCGATATGTAATCTATTTTGTTCAGACCAAATTACTTGATCAGAGGTCATTGGCATTTCAGCCCCAACCATTCTTAAGAAACCTGATAACGTTCTGTTACCAAATCTCTCTACTTCCTGCTCATAAAGCTCAGGTAAGTATTGTTGAGCAAAGTCCGCAAAGTCCGCCCCATTCTTGTCATTCCACTGTAAATAGTTAGTAGATAATATTGACATGTCTGAAGTAGGCGAAAGTCCGGCATTTGTTACCGTGAATTGTCCCATTTTAATTGAGTTTTATTTTTTTCTTATTCTTAATTTATCACTATTAGCGCCTGTAACAGCTTTTATTTTCATGCCATTTAAATATAAAGCATTAGCGTCAGGTGCAACCCTTGGCGAATTATTTATATTTTTAGATTTTGCATACTCAGTTTTAACCGCATCTGCTTTACCTTGTTCATAAAAATGATTTACAATAGTGTCTATGTTTTGAGCCGCAAACAAAGATTTGTGATAATTACTTAAATCTGTAATGTTACCGTCTTCATTTAAGAACTTCTTAAGAAAATCAGCAATGTCATTTTGACTTTTCGCTAACTCATTTGGATTTGGAACTTGATACTTAACCGTCTTATCTCCTAACTTAAAATCAAAACCTTTGAAATCATCATTAAAAAATTCAGTTGTTCTACCAACAAAATCCTCTCGAGTTTTATTAACTTTTTCTTGTTCGCTGTTGTATCGGTTGAAAAAATCCATAGCTTTCTTTTGTTCATTAGTAAGACTAGAGTTCAACTTGATCTCATCATAATACTTACTTTTTGTTTCATCAAGAAACTTACGGGCTTTAGCAACCTCTTCTTTTATACCAAGCTTACGCTTACGTATAGTTTTTTCATCGTCTTCTTCTTCATCATATGAAAATTGATCATTTAACATGAACTCAATTTCTTCCATATCTAAATGAGGTTTAGACTGTTTGTAAAATTCTTTTAATAAAGTAACGTCGTCAACTTTAGAGTAATCTGCATTTAACCTAACATAATCTTCTACAGAACCTCCTGTTTCTTCCATAAATGAAACTAGTTTTTCAACATTTTCAGGAAGTGGTTTACCTGTTACTTTTTCATCTCTTATAGCTTCTTTTAGTTCTTGCGTGGTTTCTTTAACCTCTTCTTTTACTTGTTCTTCTTCTTTAACTTCAACTATAGGAGATACTACTTCTTCGGTGCCCCGTACTTCTTCAGCCACTTCTTTGCCACTTGTCTCGTTTTTCGTTTCTTCGATAACAACATTGCTATCATTTGTTTCTTGTGTTTGAATGGCATCTTCTTCTTTTTTAGATAAGTCTATTTTATTAGCAACTGCTTCTTTTGAGTTGCTTAATTTTTTTGGTCTTTTTTTCATTTTAAACTCACCTTCTTGTGGTATGTTTTCTTTATTTTCCATGATATGATATTATATAATAAATAGCCAAGTATTAACTAGGCATTTCAAAATTAGTTGGCATAGTGCCATCTTGTCTTTGTTGTATCATTTGACTTTGTTGAGTCGCTTGCATTTCAGTTCTTTTATCTTTACGATCCTCTATTAAAGCTTCTTTTTCTTTCATAGCTTGAACTTCCATTGCTTTTAACTCTTTGTCAAAACCATACTGTAATTGTATTAATTGTTTTTTAATTTCACCTTCACTTTGTATTTTTTGTAACTCTAGTTGAGATTTACCTTGTTCTATCTGTAAAGTGGTTTGTGCTAATGCTTGTTGTTTTTGTACTTCTGCCATAGCGGCTTTTTCAGCAGCTTGAGCGTTTGCATCAGCTTGCGCTTTTATATTAGCTAAATTATTTTGTTGATCTTTTTCTGCTTTTTGCTCTTGCTTAAGTTTTAATAATTTATTTGCTAATTTTAAGTTTTTAACTTCTCTTATTTCAATAGCATCTGGCAGACTAATACTTTGTTGTTGTAAAGCCATTTGTATATTTTGTTCGAGCAGTGCTTTTTCTTCTTCATCTGGTTCTATTTCTAAATATATACCAAAATCATACAAGTGTAAGTTTTGAACTTCTTCTAATGTTTTTACATTGTAAAGACTTATGCTATCAATAAGACTTTCTCTTAATAAATCAAACTGTATACTGTCAGCTACTCTTAAAGATATATTTTCACAAGCTCTTAAAGTTAAGAACAAGCTAGCATTTAATATATGTTTAGTAGCTACATTTGAGTTAGCTGCAGCAAGTTTTTGTAAGCCTACTAATGACTGTTTATCAGGAAGTGTTCCGTCTCTAGCTTCATTAAGACCCGTTACGTCTCTAATCATTTTAAGATAATACTCATAAGTTGATATAAGAGAATTAATTTTTTGTCCACCAGAAGATGTTGCTAGTTCTTGTATAGGAACTTTACCTTGATTAATGTCACCATCTTGAGTCATTGATCTACCAACTATACTACCAGTTTGAAAATACATATTTAAAGCCTCAGCTGGATTATAATTAGTGCCATTACCTAAATCTACTTCTGCTAAACCATCTACATCCATGAATACACCATCTGGAACTGTTCTAGAAAGCACTTGCTGAAGTTTTAACGATGTTATTTGTATCATGTCAGCAAAACCTACCATACGCTCAACTAAAGACTCTATACGACCTTTATACATGTGAGGAGCAACTAGTTGGTAATTCATATTTACTTTTACAGTGTTGCTAAAAGGTCTAGTCATATTTTCAGCTATTTTCCACTCAAGCATAATATCATGACCTAATATTTTAGCGCCACTGTATAACATTTCAATAGATCTTGAAACTCTATTAAAATTATCACTTGGAGGTGGATTAAAACCGTCATTTTTTTCTAATGCTTTTTCTAAGCCTTGATCTGTATATTTTATTTTATATACTTGATCAGAATATGTTTTATATTCAAAGTATAAAACTTGTACAGTATTGTTATTATCTTGGCCATCATAGTTTCTTAGGTAATTACTATTGCCTGGATACTTTTGTATTTGTTCTAATTCTTGATTACTTAACTGTGGAAACTCTTTTTTAAGCTCTGGTAAACTTATATTTTTAACTTCACCAACGTAATATATATCTTCAAAATTAGGATCTTCTGTATATGACCAAACTAAATTAGCTGGATCAACATAATCAACTACTATACCTTCTGATTTATTCCAAGATGTTTTTACAGCTGCAATACCTAAAACTACTAAATCTCTATTAAACCTGTTTCTAACTAATTCAAATTTGTTTTTAGCTAAAGTATTTTCTATTAACTCTTCTTCAGCTATTTCTATAGACTGTTTATAGTCTAACTGCATGTGTATTTCTAGTTCTTCTTCTGTCTCAGGCGCGCCTGCCGGAGCTTCTTTTAAATCAATGCCTAGCTCTTGCTGCATTGTTTGTATAAACTCTCTAGCTTGAATGTCTCTAAATATTTTTTCAGCATACTCAGTTCTTTTCTTTTGAGAAGCAGGATCTTGAGAATATGCTTTAATATCATAC